CTTTAGGTAATGTTTCTTCACTATACCAAGTGAACCCATTAGTTTCTGCCCATTCAGCATGACTACGTTTGGTTCCGTCCTTGCGCTTCTTTGCTTGTGGCATTGCAGCATAAGGATCAGAAAATAAAAACACAAGTTCAGTGTTAGCAGGTAATGCTTTCCGTACCCATGTGTATTTATTGTACTCTTGATAATCCCAAAATCTTCCTTTAGCTTCTAGTAAAATTGTTTTCTTTCCAATTACTTTTACAAAGTCTGGGTGATACTTATGTTCAACAATATAATCAACAGTATCACTATGGTGTTTCCACCCCTTTAATACACCCTGATGAAGCGAATGCTCCCACTTAGAATCATAAGTTGCGGGAACATCTTTTTCTTTTGGGCGTACTACTCTCTGCCTTCTGTATCCTTTTCTTATTTTCAATTAGCTGCTTCCTTACAGTCTTCAATAGTAATAGAAGATAGTTCCTTAGTTCTATGTAACTTTTTAATTTGTTTTGTAAACCATTTAAAAGTGTAAGCACTAAGATGAAAGCTACCATCATTATAATATAAGTGGGTTTGTTTAGGTGTATAATTTAAAACATTATCTATAGTATACATCTTAGCTGATTCTTTGTCAACTAAAGATTGCATCCACTCCAACAAAAGTTCTTTCGCCCTTCGCCTTATCTTCTTCATTGTCTTAGGGTTCATAGTATCTCTTCAACTCTAGGTGTTGATGCTACTTTGGTTAGATACATATAGCCTCTGTTGTACTTAAAAGTTCTAAGCCCTTCCCCATCGTTAGAATCTTTAAAGCATTCAAACTTGTGAGGACAGAACGTGCAGTTCTTATGTAATTTCTTATTGCCTTTCTTGCCTTCATCTACAGGCTCATAGCACAGATCAGAAGGAGGTTTCTTCTTGTCTAGTGCCTTAGTTATTTTTGATATACGATCTCTGACAATAGGCTTATCCAAATCGTCTGGTGCAAAGAAGCACAGCTCTCCGCTTTCTTTATTGATAACCAGAAAGCCTCCCTTTTCTGTACCTTCTGCCTCTTCGTACCCTGCTAGTTGTGGTATGTAACCAAACGGATCGTCTTCTCTTAGTGAGCCATCTTTAAATTTTCTAAAGGCGTAGCCTGATGCTGTTTTAACATCGACAACTTCCCCATTAATCTTGCAGTCCATGTGGCCTGACACGCTATCGACTACAACCTCTTTTTGCTCAGAGCTTACATCGTTATCTGTAAGTCTAGCAAGCATAAGCACCACCTCTTCAAGTAGATGCCCATAAAGAAACTTAATAAATGTTTGAGGGGAGTGGCCTTCTTGTGTTACATCCCCATGCTTATCAAACCAAAGTCTTCTAATAGGTTTGCCTATGTTAGACATCCTTAGAGAAAAAGAAGAATCTCTTTTAGGTGGTCTAGCCCAAGACGTTAGCGCAGCCTTCATGCTTTCCCCAAAGTTTTCTATATCTTCATCTGATATATCTAGGTGTTTACCCTTAGTAAGCGGGGTTAATGCCGCATAAATGTCTTTGGCTATATCAGAAGTTAAATTTCTGTTGTTTGACATACGGTTCTTCCTGTATAATTTTCTTGCCCTTACGGACGTTAGGCATATAATGTAATTCTTCCCATGTTCTTATGCTGTGACAGTTAGCGCATCTAACCTCACACTTTCTTACTTCATTAAATAATTCTTTTATGTATTCCCTATTCTTTTTTTTGTCGGTTAGGTTTATTCTTTTTACCATCCTAGACATTTTTCCACCACCTCCTGATGCAGAAGCGTCTAGTATAATGTGCTTGTTTTCTCTAGTGATATGATCAAAGTGTAAAGCTTTAGGATGTTTCTTATAACCACAGTCTTTACAACCCCTTTCCATTTTAATTTGATTAAGTCTGTGATACCTCCTATCACGGATATACTTGGTGTAATCTGCTGTACTGCAATCAATGCGTTTCACTCCAGTCTCTCCCTATTCTATACTCCCCATCAAGAGGACAATTAAGGTCATAATAGTCTGCTGTCTGCCGTATTGCATCTACGCCCATACATCCTACCATATCTGCATGATCCTCGTCAACCTCTAATTGCCACTCATCGTGAATGTTAGCAACAAAACGTGCTACCATTATCCTATATCCTCCTGAATAACTCTTCTCCTGTATTGCCTTGTTTAAAATAACTAAAGCCCTCTTCATAACAACAGCACCACCACCCTGTAGCAAGGTGTTGAGTGCGCTGTGTGGCGATCTAACAAAAAGCTTGCGCCCATCTAATGACTTAATCGAACCCTTTGCTGCCGCTCTGCTAACTCTATCTCTAAGAGTTTTAAGTGATGGGAGATTATTAAGGAAGCGTTGTTTAAGTTCAGCACCATCTCGTTTATTTCCTCCAACCACTGTTCCAAGCTTTCCATCTCCTGCGCCGTATATGAGTGCATAGATGAAAGTTTTAGCCTGATTTCTTGATTCAAGTCCTGCAAGTTTTTGATTAGTGGAGTGTATGTCTCCGTGTATGATTTCATTTATATAATCCTTATCGTTCATGTAGTGAGCAAGCATCCGTAGTTCTAATCCAGAAGCATCTATGCCCACCAGTTTGTAACCATTAGGTACAATCCAACAAGCCCTACACTCCTTTCCGTAGGGTGAGTTTACACTAGGTATTTGAGCCATGTTAGGATTACGGTGGGTCATGCGCCCTGTTATAGTTCCATTAGATATAACAAATCCATGTACCCTCCCGTCATCCTCAAGCTTCTCAAACCAAGAATCTATCTGAGCTATTCTCTTTTGATACAGGAGGTAGTCAGCTATTAACTTAGCTTGTGGTATATCTTTTATACCCTTGAGTGTACCTTCATCTACAATAGGCTGTCCAGTAGGAGTAAGTTTCTTAGGCTTCCAGCCAAACTCCTGTAAGTATTCTCCGATCTGTTTGCGAGAACCTAAATTAAATGGTACTACCTCTGTCCTGACAACAGTGCCTTCCTTTTTCATTGTGGCAAACTCTTCATCAGTCAGTCTGGATTTCTTAACATCTCCCTTCGAGTTCTTTTCGGTGCGTAGCTCTCCCATTTTAGAAATGGAACCATCTTTATTGTAGGCAGGTCTAAGAGTATGATAGGTTGTATGCGGTTTAAATTCTTTATGAACCTCAGTAACAACCTCATTAAGTTTTTCATTTAGCTCTGCGTTCAATAAGGATGCAGCCTTCGCGTCAAACAAGAAGCCATGCTTCCGTTGATCAGCTATAATACGGGCAGTCTCCTGTTCCAGTTTTATTGATTCACTACTAAAGCCTTTGGCCTCTCTTCTAAGAACATCATAAACTTTCTTATTAAGAAGTACATCACGCTCACAGTACTTAACCATATCAATAGAGAATGTTTCGTAGTCATCAAACTCTATCTTAGGAAGACCTAGCCTACCACCCCAAGATTCTAAGGTGTGGCCTCCGTCCCTAACAGGATTAAGAAGCCTAGAGATAGCTAGTGTGTCTATTAATTTTTTATTAGACAAATCAACACCAACAAGTTTATGTATTACAGGTATATCAAACCCTATAATATTATGGCCTATTAATTTGTCAGCACTCTGTAATTCTTCGAGTCCTTTATCTAGGTTATCGCCCCAATAAGAGCAAACGTGTTCAGTATCTACATCGCAAATACTCATACACCAAATCTTAGTTGCGTCTAGATCATCTGTCTCAATGTCAAATACTAGGGAGTTCATCTTGTTCCTCATCCATATCTATTTCAGATAGTCTACCAGTTTCCTTGTTATAAATCAAGTGAGTAGCCATCCCAACGTCACCCGTGTATCTGGACTTCAATATCCTTAGATGGGTTGTGTTAGATTCTACTGCATCGTCTGACTGTTGATTCCTTTCAATCGCTATGACACAATCTGATAGCTGTGCTATAGACTGTGATCCTCTGAGATGGTTAAGGCCAACAGTGACTCCGTTCTCATGTCCTCTGTTACCCTCCACCCTTCTCAAGTGAGATACCAATATCATACCTGCCCCAGTCTCTTCGACTATTGAGCGTAGCTTAGTCATAATACTATCTATGGTACGCCTCTCGTCACCCTCAGTAGCAGATGATACAAGCATATGTAGGTGGTCTACTATTACCCACTTACAGCCACAACCCACTATCATAAACCTAATCTTTGAAAAGATTTCATCGAGATCAGTAGCCCCAAAGTGAGCGTGTACCCAAAACCTATCTTTATTTTCTCCAGTAAACAGCTTACTTTCTATCTGTTTGTAATGCTCTTTGTTGTAGCTCTCACGCTCTTGGTCTATATACAAACGGGCATTAGCCTCAATGGACATGACTCCATCCACTGTTCTACGCCAGTCCTCTTCAAGAGCAATCACACCTACGTTATCTCTAGTCTGAGCCAACAGCCAGTGCTCGATCTCCCTAGTGATAGAGGACTTACCTAGTCCTGTACCTCCGGTAAGAGTTACTAACTCACCCTGCCGTAGACCATAAAGCTTTTCGTTAAGCCCTGCCCACGGATAAGGAACTGAGTCCTTCTTCTCACGATTGTTTAGCTTGTCTAGGTTATCACTGATATTCAGTACGCCAGAAGGTGTGTAAGTCTTAGCTGACCACCATTCACTGACATAGCTGCGATGTCTACCCTGACGCAACATATCGTTAGGGTCTTTGAAATCGGTAGGCAGTGTAAGTATCTTAGCCTTACCGGGGCTGAGTAGCCTAGCTACTTTTGTAGCAGCATCACTACCCTGCTTGTCGTTATCAAAGTTAATGATGATGTTATCAAAAGATTCTAAAAATTCTAGTGAGTTTTTAATATCTCTTACTGCACCACTCGCACCATTCTTTATAGAAACAACGGGCCATTTAGAACCAAGCAGCTCATATGCTGCCATAGCGTCACACTCGCCCTCAACTATAGTGATGTACTTTCCACCCGATTTAAATAACTGCTCACCAAAAAGCCCACTTCCCTGTGGATTCCCTCTCCAAGAAAACATCTTGTTTGGTTCCCTTACCTTGTAACCAGTTATCTCATTGGCTACATAGTAGGGGTAAAGGTGGCGCATGATCTGATTAGAGGATTGATTCTTGACAGCCTTAACTCCATACTTCTTAGCTGTCTCTACTGATATACCTCTGTCTGTCAGGGCAATAAAGCTACCCTCTGCATCATTCATTGAATTGTTTCTGTATGTTTGTAAATCACTAGGCTTAGTCTCGACTGTACCATTAGTAGCTTCCTCGTAATTAGGAAATCTGGTTTCACAACTAAAACACCAAGCCGAATTGTCTGCGTTCATAGCAACGGGGTCACTCCCACCACACTTAGGGCAGGGTAACTGTGTCTTAACAAAAGACATATCTACTCCTCTTTGGTTTTTATCTTAGCCGCTTCTGTGCATTCATGGTCAATGATACTTTGTCTAAGAGAAGTTAATGCTTCTCTCTGTATCATAACACTGTCGCTTAGTTTAGCTAATTTTCTTAGTGCTGTCTGTGCTAATTTAAATTTTAGCTTGCCTTCATTACTAAAGAGGGAGACTTTATAATCTCCCTCGTCAGTTCTGAATACTGCATCTGTAGTTGGAGCATCAGGGTCTATCTTCATAGCTCATCCTCTTCGTTATCAAAGGCTTCTTCTACATCAAACTCAGAACCCGCAGAAGAATTGTTGTACTCTACTAGATCAAGTACCTGCATAGCTATAAGGTCTAGCCCCTGCCACTGGCCGCTATGCCACTCCTTGTACTGTACCCGTACCTTAGAACCATTACCTACCTGACAGTCAAGCGGTTGCTTTTGTTTGTCATACAGGGCAGGGCCATTACGGGTGTGGATCGCACCAGTTTTGTCAGTCCAGTTTACCCTTCTCTTAAAAGTAAGGGCAGGGCCATGCTCAAGCTCTTTGATTCTAAAGCCACGCTTCTTGAAATCCTCTGCGGTTTCGCGTGACACCACCAACTCAACGCCCCAATAATGATCAGGGAATTTTGTGTTAGGTGCTAGGATACAAGCCCAATAAGCTTCACCATTTAATACAGCCATATTATTTTCCTCTCTTGTTTAAAAATTATGTAAATTATACACACTTTAATAGTCTTTGTCAACAGGTTTTTTATGTTTTCTGTAACCTTTTTTATTTTCCTTTAGCCTATCTCTATGTATTTGATTCTTATTAAATTTGTATGCGTGTTTAGCTACTAGGTTTCTATTCCTTAACTGGTTTGGTGGTGTTCTTCTCATGTAACCTCCTAAATAAAGTAGAAGCAACCGCCCCTCCGTTGCCTTAATGCCCCGCTACTCCCGTTGCTTTCCACCATACAGCTAACTAGTTATTTTGTATCGGACTTCCGACTGTTGGTTTCTAGTCATAGGCTCCCTCTAGCGTCCTACGAATCATACAACTTTGATGTAGCCTCCCCAATTTCTGCGTTGGAACTTGGGAGTTCCACAAACTTAATTGTGTCAGCGGCCTACTCTAAATCTTTGTCTAGTCTATCAAACACCCCGTCAAAGTATGCAACTACTAAAGCATAAACAACAAGGTCTACCATCAATACCATTAAGCATAATATAAATCCAGTAATCATACTATACTTTCCATGCGTACTTGTCTATATCTATATCCTGTTCCAATGAATAACCATCAATAAGTCTGAAGCTAACTACTTTCATATTATCGTAGCCATATTCTTTCTTCATTGTTTTCTTAACTGCTTTGGCATTCTCTTTGTGCAAATAAAAATTGGTTGCCTTCCTTACATTTTTAATGTTGCCTTCAGCAAATTCTTTCGCAGCCCCTTCTCTATCCATATCTACCAGAGTATATATTTTCATATCACATGACCTGTATCTGTTGTTATAAATTGTTCTGTGTTCTTATCATACACTACACCTAATGCTGCTGTCAAGGTATCAAAGGCTTTATGCCATTCAATATCATCTGGATTAAATTCAGCATGATCGTGTATTATATTTAATGCTTCATTGATTTTCATTTCTATTCTCTTCATAAGTTGTTACTAACAAACTAACTGCTTCACGATACACTATATCTTCTTGATTGTCAAGAGGTACACCCTCAAGCGTATCAAGAAGCAGCCTCAAGTCTTGATAAGTACTTTCTAATATCATGCAGCAGCCAACGCAGGAAAGTTATTTAATACTTCCTGTACTTTCTTCTGTCGCATCAGAGTAACATTAGCTTTACTGCCCTTAGTAGGTGCATGAGTAGCCCAATCTGTGAAGGCATTATACAATGCCCAGTAATTTCTACCCATTGCTTTAGCATAATGGTTACTGTACTTATCCATGATGTAGTGGTAGCTCTTACTTCTGGTTCTCCTTTTCGCTACCCCTGTAGATAGCCCTAACAGATTCGATGTTAGTGTTGAAGGCGAAGAACACTTTACTTTAGCCCAGTGATGCCATAGCTCTGCTTCTTTTTCAAGCACCTCTACACCCCTGCTAATAATTCTAGCACCCTGATCTATGCTCAGTCCTCTTGTATGTCTAGACTTATACAGAGCAGTAGCA